AAGGCGTAGAAATCAGCATTCGTTACCTGGTTTCGGGCACCGAAATAGACCTTTGTCGCATTCTGGGTGTACTGGTACACCGCGAACATTTTGTAAGTGTTTGCCGCCAGACGCTCCCTGACGGATGCAAAGACCTGCACAAACTGGGTCGAACTGTACCAGAAGAAGGCGCGCGCGGCATTCGCCAGCAGCGCTTCAACATTAGCACCAGCATCAGCAGCGACATAAACGCAGAACTCAACGGCTACATACTCACCAGCCTTAACGCTATCGAGGCCAACGTTGACCAGTGCATCATGGAATTGCCCTGGCGGTGTCGCGGTAACGCGCATTGCCGGGACTGCTCCTTTCGCACCAAACTGAGCAATTGACTGAACAGCAGTAGGAAGTTGTGCAATGGTCTTCCATACACCATCGGTACCGAACAGCGGGAGTAATTGCTGTGAAGTATCACCATATGGGTTAAACGCGATATTTCGCGCATTTCCGTCGACACGCTCATTAAACCCGGTGTCTCGTGACGGCGACTCAAGAATATCCCGTATAGGTTGTCCTGAACACGCAAAGAAGAACCCGAAAATATAAAAGGTGCTTACGGTGCTGGACTGTCGTACCCCCATGGCCACGCGTCGCGGTTTCTGATCTTTGAACTGGTAGGTAGCGCGAACCTTGAACAGATTAGGCGTGATGGCGCTAATCACATCAGGGATGATTTCCGCTACAGACATATCCTGATCAGCAAAGAAAACACTGGCTTTCTTCACTTCATCTTTAGCGGTCAGCCCTGAGCCTGGAACGACGTACACATAGAATTGCGCTGCTGCATATTGGCCGCGAGCAATGGTGTCGTAAACGAATGGTTCAACAAGAGCCTCTGCCGTTGTACCTGCTGTGACAGGGTTAGCAATAAGACACGACACTGCACCGGCATTCGTAAGCGCTGTTTTAATCGTGGTGTCAGAAATTGAGCTAACCGTACTCCATCCGATAGAACCAACACGCAAGCGTGGCATCTGATATGCCGGGTCTGCGTAGCTGTTGGTGATCAGGTTTGGTGCGACCACTCCTGAAATATTCAGGCGATCTGCAAGAGACATGTCACCACCTACGCCAAAGATTGGCCTGCCAGATACAGCCATTTGAGGGTAAGCAATCTCACATGCAGTAGTGCTCAATCCGCGCTGCTGGCATCCGAAATAAATATACTGAGCGACACCAGGAGTTGAGCCGGTAATCTGATAAACCGCAGTGACCAGGGTGGTACCGTTGCCTAAGTCTTCTTTTCTGGATGTAACTAAAGTACCGGCTGTTGATGGCTGAATATTCCAGAATGCCAGGTCTGTAACGCCCCGGAACAGGAATGATACCGCCACATAATTGCCACCAGTTACATAGCTTAAATCTTGCTGGAAAACATAGTTTACTGCCGGGTCTGAGGTAGAGGCGCGCGGAGGGCAAGCAATAGACTGTACAGCGCCATGAGCAACCATGTCAGAGCTTGCCGTACCCCACGTTCCTGCTGCGCTTGCACCAGTAAGCAAAGGCGGTAATTTTTCTGCGTTTGATGCTCTGGAGTTTGTGATCAGGTTTGGGGCATACATTGCATACTGAGAAGGCATCAATCTACCAGTTGCTGTAAGCGTTCCTGCATTGTTGATGTATTCATCTGCAATGGTGCTGCCGGAGGTATTTCTGACATAAACAACAGACCCAGTCGCAATATTGGCGATGTCGTTTTGCGCATCGGTTAGCGTCATGTACAGCCGTAAAGTGCCATTAAGTGCCGCGCTTCCTGGGTAGTCAGCAACAGCTACAGCTGCACCACTAACTTTACGATACCAGATAAAAGAAACCCGCATTCCAGTGCCCTGAGGGACTCGGAAATATTCACCTTCTGCAACTGCGCTAAGTCCAGCAGAAACGGTTGGGAAAGTCTTATCAGTATCTACAATGGCCTCTGCTGACTCTGCTGACTCTGCGGCCTTTGTTGCTGACGCAGATGCGTTATCAGCATATCCCTTAGCGAGTAGTTCTGATGATTTTGCAGCAGATGCTGATGCAGATGCATCCTGTGCCGACTTCCTGGCATCAGCTGCAGCATTGTTTGCTCCGTCTACGTCAACCTTCAGATCATCAAGAGATTGCTGCACCGATTTATTCTGAAGCGTATTAATGAGACTTGCTCCGCCAGGGGCGGCAAGTTTTGCATAAAGTTGGTCTGGCTCGTACTTCAGAATATCAGGGAAGAAGAACTGCTGTACATCATTGGCGTCATAGACAGCCATTGAGTGGTTTTGTGTGGTGACAAACTTTGATACCTGGCCGTTAATAACGGGAAAACCTGCAGCATTTATCGCGATCGGCTGTGAAACTGGAACAAGCGATCCGTCTTCATTTTCAAGATATACCTGAATCCTGTTCGATGGGTCTACAGGGTCTGTATCAACAAGCCCGATATAGATTTTCCCATAGGCATTAGCTTTAAACTGACGCGCCAGCGTAAACAACTGGCTTGGCATAGACACTACTGCATTGGCTATGATATCTGACATTTACTGTGCTCCGGGCGCAAGTAATCCCCACAGCAGAGCTGCGGTAAGTTATGTGATTAGTGATTAAGGCTCAAATAGCCTTATTGTGGTTAAATTCAATGGATCATATGATGAGCATTCAATTCATTTAGTCTTGTGAAAAATCAAGGAACCAGCATGAGCAGATTACTCCCAGCGGTAGTGATATCTATTGCTTTAACAGGGTGTACAACTGGAGAAAAAATGGCCGATATCTCTCGTGGGATGTCGCGCGATCAGGTCGTTAAAACTCTTGGTAATCCTGATGGAAATGCAATAAGTGGAAAGTATGAAATGCTCACATATTCAAACCGGTTAATGTCTGGTTGGGGATATGATAAGGCTGACTACAAGATCATCTTGGAGGACAACAAGGTTGTCCAATATGGTGCTGAAAACGTACGCCAAGATAATGGCGCATCAGCAGCTAGAGCATTGAGCGCACAGCAAAGTTTATTGATCTGGCAGCAGCAACAAGCGATACAAAACCAGCCAGTTTATGTGGTGCCAAAATCTACGACTACAAACTGTTCAAAATATGGTAATAATGTAACTTGTAACACTTATTAAGTATAACCCTTTCCATTTCTGGAGTTGCCTCAATGATTAGCATGGTTTATATCGGATTCATTATAATGATGATTGCGGTAATCATCATGACTAATACAATCGCCTCAAAAAGCGATAACGCAAAGAAGAAATGCGAGGAGTTGTACGACGATATATCCGACCTTAAGGATGAAGTTTTCTATCTGAAGATGGAAATCGAAAGGCTTAAGGTCGGAGTGGATAAATAACTAATCAGATGTTACTTGCTGGCTTACTAATGGGCGAATGGCATTTGCTGCCTCAGTTAGTGCTCTTTCGTACGCAGGAGTCCCTGCCTTTGTGGCTGAAAGCCTCAATAACGCATTTCTGACAGGTCTACTTTCGTAGACCCTCATCATTAGGCCGTAACCAGCCTCTGCCGCTAATGATTGTCCAAGAGTTGCAGCCCCAGCTCCAATCCTCATTGGATTAGCTAGCGCTTGTCCTGTTTGGGTGACTACATTGGCAGAATCAGATCGTGATGTTGCACCTAAAACATCATGCAAAGCATCCAACTCCTTCATATGCTTCCCGCTGAATATCGTGCCGTATATCTCTCCTCCAGATTGAGACTTGAGTTTGTTGATTTCGCTTATGAACTTTGCAGGAGAATCACCAACCCTCTCAGATATTTTGCTGATATAGGCTGCACGCATCGCATCCTTACCTTTCGAATCGAGTGCTCCCCAAATCCTTTGAATATCTGAAGGTTTTCGGCTATATACCACAGAGTTTATCAGCTCAGGAGTTACCTCATTGCTAGCCCGGTTTAGGGTATTTGCAATTCTCTTGTTGAGAACCTTATTAAATACATTGGCATAATCAGAATTAGCCTTAAGGTATGCTGAAGCATCTTGCGCACCAAGTGATTTACCAACTGCATTACGCAAATCTCGACTCATCGCATTTTCTACCATATTGGTAGTGGCCTTTGCTTGGTTGGGAAATACCATGGCATCTCCCTGTACATTTGAGCGAAAGGCTGTTCGATGTTGCCTGAGAAGGTCAAAGTCAATATTTCCAGACTCAACTTCTCCTTTAAGATTTCTTAATGAGTTAAGAAGACCTTGATTTGCTGAAGTCCCAAGCCTTTCTTGACGGGCAATTGCAGTATCAAGCGCGGATATTGTGTTGGTTGTATCTACAGGGCTTGTCCCCATTCTCTTTGTGACGTTTTCAATAACACTCCCGGCCGCATCCTTTCTACCTCGCAGCGTAGACGTTAGTGAGTTGACAACATCATCTGGGTTATATTCACCGAAGCGATCTAGGTAGTTCTTTACCAATTTACTGCGCGTAGCATATTGCTCTGCCCTTTGAGCTCCCGTTCCTAGTAAGGCTCCTTCACCTCCCTGAACTAGACCCTTACCAAGAGCCCCCATCTCGCCAACTGGCTTGGCTATATCAGATGTCATAGGAGTTACACCCATGCTCTCGGCTGTATCAATTAACTTCTGAGCTTCTGGTGCAACTTGTCCTCTAACTGCTGTAACGCCGCGACCAATTGCCTTTGCAGCACCAGTAAGTAAACCATGCGCACCTAGGTTTACTGCAGCGTTCTTAGCCACATTACCTGCAAAGTCACCATCCTGATTGGCAGCTTCAGCGACTGACCCAATCGCCATATTCCCAGCAACTCCAGCCCCTGGAATGAGATATCCACCGATAGACTCTCCAGCCTGAGCATATGGGTCTGTAGGTCGATCTATAGGTCGATACACATCATCCAGTACACGCGGACCACCCAATCCCTGACTGATAGCATTAATCAGGCTCGCCCCACCTTGCAATACATCAAATGGAATGTTAACAAGACCTCTACCCGCCTGCTCTGCACTCTGGATGAGAGATTGTCCTTGCTGACCTGATTGCCGCTCCTCTTGGCTTGGAGTTGGATAAGCTTTATAAAATGCCTGCTTTGCCTCTTCCGCTTTGTTTCCAGCCTGTGGGGCTACGACTTCATTGAAGTATTGTTCCTGAGCCTGAGCTTTCTGCTCTGGCGCTAATGCCTGGTATTGTTCAGATGAAATAACATCTTTCCACGCCTTCGCCATTAATCACCCCATAGAGAAGAAAATCCAGCATTCGCCGATGGTTGCTGAGTACCTTGCTGTTGAGTTGTAACCTGCTTAGGAGACGGTTCCTGATAATCAAACTGTTTTTTAACCGTACCAAGCTTACTTTCAAGCTGACCACGAATTTTCCCAATAGAATCTCGGAATGCCTTTTCGCTCATCTTAGGGCTAAGAGCTCCAACGGCATCAGATAGCTTCTTACCCTCAGCGTCTGATAGAGCCCCCATACCTTTAAGGCTTGATACCATTGGCAGGAATGTCTGGGCTTTGAATGTATCAAGACGCGCTTCAAAGTTGGCAGCGTCAGAGCCTGGTAAGGTCGGGAATGCAGAGCGAACGCCTACAGCCTTTGATAGACCTGGGCTCCTCTCAAGCTCGCCAAGAGAGTCAAGTGCAGTAGAGAATGTATCTACTGCCCCTTGTGCTGCTGCCTGCCTGTCTGCCCGTGCTACAGCAGCCTTTTGCCTTGCGTCTTCTTGTTTCTGTCTGAGCTCTTCGAGTTTTAGGGAGTTTGTTTCCCTGGCAATTTGACGATCAAGAGTCTTATCTTGCAGTTCAGCCCTCTGAATTTCTCTACTCAGCCTTGCATTCTCTGCGCTGATGTTTTGACCTCGTACCGTAATATCCTGTCCGCGTTGCTGTAAGGCCTCTCCAGCCTGATTGCTGCGAATGGTTTCGTTTAGCTTGTCACGATTTAAAGCCTGACCAACAATCTTGTCCTGGGCATTGAAGTAATCAACTGGCCCCAAGGCCGCCATGCCTAGATGTTCGGCAAACTCACTAAATTCTTGCGGGTTTTGCTGATAAAGTTGAGCTACATCCTGAGGATTTATTCCTGCACGAGATAAATCAGCAGCATTGTTCTGTAGCCACGCCCCCATTGCCTCTGGGGATGAGGATGCAAGGCGTGCACTTGCTGCAAGATTTCCAACAGTGTTCCTCTGATCCTCATCAACAAACTTCATGCCGTTCCTTATGGCATCAAACTGTTCAGGATATTGCACAGCTAACTGCCTCATTGCATTGCGATCGCCAGATGCAAAAGCATTACCGTATGCCTGCTGAAACTCCCCCTGTCTTTTGTTTTGGTCATACTGCTTTAACCCCTGCAGGACATTAGTTGCACCCAAGACAGCCTGAAAACCAATATTATTTCTTCCTGACCGCTCATCCTCATTATTCTGCCGAATGTATGCCAATGCCGTATCTGCATCACTTGCTCTTGGCGCATTAGAATTTAATCCGCCAAGACTTTCTAATAATGAGCCAGAATTACCCTGCTGCCACGTAGCCATTTATCACCTCAGAAAAGTAATGAACCAAGGCCACCAACAGCCCCACCAATTGCAGCACCCCATGGACCAGCAACGGAACCTGCAGCTGCTCCAGTTGCAGCTCCACCTAGGAACTTTTGTCCAGTTGATGGTCGATTAGCATTTGCGGCTGCTGCGTTGGCCTGTTGCTGATACAACTGTCCCACATTATTCGCATATGACTGCCCAGCACTCGCCTGACCCGTTAATGCTCCTAATCCAATATTTGCTAGGTTCTGTGCATTGTTCATTTGACCAGAAAGCCAATCCTGACCTAAAGCAGGAGCAATGGCGGCTAACTGATTACCAGTCGCGGTAGAACCAAGTCCACCTGTCGCCTCAGCAGACATCAGGGATTGATAGCGAGCCTGTCCTGCAAGGTCTTTGTATTGCTGCGAGTTGTAGTAATCGTTGAGCGCCTGACCTTGCCCCTGCAGGGTAGATAGGTTTTGAAGCTGTGAAACATATTGCTGAGCAAGCGGGGTGAACGGTGCAAGGTTCTGCATGTTCGTTTGCCACATCTCGCGCTGCAGGTCGATTCCCTTCTGCGTTGCCTTTGCCTGTGCGCCGGCACCGCCATCACCACCCTTTTGATACACCGCTTTGTTGAGGTGCTTATTGGCAATCTGATGAATTAGCATTTAAGAGTTCCTCATATTTCGAGCGAGGTAATTGATAGAGAGTGATTCCGACCGGCTTACCATTGCTGATATAGGCATCATCGAGATGGCCGACGCGCGTAGCACCAAGCAGCCGGATGATCGCACGACCGTATTTAGTGGTGTCAGGCACCATCGTTATGCTGTTCAGAAATGGGGAATTCTGGAGAAGCCATTTGCAGAATAAGCGGTGACCCTGAAGGGCATATTCACCGCGAAATCCAGGTAGGTAGCACGCGTGGCATTCAACTACGCTGTGCCAGAAGTTGCGAACTTCATGGACTCCAGCCAGCAGAACGCCTTCATAGATGCCAAGATATACCGCATCTGGCTTGATGTAGTATTTATCTCCACTATCTACGATATTGCCTGTTGTTTCTGGATTGTTGAGGAATTCTGCAAGCTTCACCGGGTTATCGATGAGCTTTATTTCCATTAGTTGATTAACCCATGGGTGCGCGCCATATCTTCAAGCGCCTTCAGCCTCTGGCGAGCTTCTGTCAAAGCGGTTGCCATGGCCTGAATCTCGGTTTGTGTATAGGTGGCGCTTACCGTGAAGTCCTGATCGGCGTTAAAGGCGCCAAGGAAAGCCGTGCCAGTTGCGGCCGTCCATCCTGTCTGCCTTGCGCCAATAACCTGAAGCCCCGCCACCTTATACGATACGGTTACGTTTTCGCTTCCTTCCACCTGCAGTTTGTCAGCAGTAGGGGTGGTGATGTCGCCAATCAGGAACGAGCCGCCAGATGCCTGAACGGACTGACTTGTCGATACGGCCTTTGAGATTGAATTTGTCTCTAAGGTGGTTATATCTGTCTCTGCGGCACTGAGTCGGGTATCAAGGCCGGAAATATCGTTCGTATTCTGAGTTATGCGTAACTCATGGTCAGCAAGTTCAGATTCATTGGCTGAAATCCTGGATTCATGGTCGGCCAACTCAGTTTCAGCATCGGTGATTCTTGTTTCGTGGTCTGCGAGAGTCGTCTCGGCAGCAGATATGCGCTGCTCGTGATCAATGAGCGTTGCTTCTGCTTCATCAATCCTGGCTTCATGGTCTGCAAGAGTAAGGTCCTGCTCCTCGTTTTTTACCTGCGCATCATAAGCCCCTTGCCCTGCTTCGTTAGCCTTACCAGCAACGTTTCCAATGTCTGTACCCTGAGCAATTACATACAGAAGATATGACTGGCTGAATACGTTCCTGGGAAGGATTGAGGCATCAAGGCGAGTAGCCTGAATGATGACTGGTTCTTTTAATCCATCATCAGCCATTACTCGATCCTTATCTGGCATCCAGAAAGAGTTACCGGAGATTTAGTGATAACACGCAGTTTGAAGCCGATGTTTTTCCTGATGCGGCCCACGCGCTTCCAAATAACGCGCTTGTCGTAAACGAATGGTTCATTCTGCTCAATCATCTGCTCACGACCGTAATTCACTCCGTCTGTGGTGGCTGATAAGAAAAGACGGTCGGCATACTGAGCAACACCAGTTGATGACTCAACCTCAAGGTCAAACACCCTTGCGTTATCGGCTTTGAATAGCGGGGTAAACAGTAAGTGTTCTTGCTGTTGGTCATACTGACTGCTGATATCAAACTTAAGATACCCAGTAACAGATAGTGACTTGTCTCCGCATGTAATCACATTATCTTCATATGCGAAGTCAATAGCCCTATAGACACCATCACTAACTCCAGTTTTTAGAACACACCACTGCGGGCCATTCTGGCTTGAAGAGGCGTCGTAAACCAACACATGGCGTGGCAGGTGAATAATCAGAAGTTCATGAGCATCAAAACGAAGCGTCTCCATCACTCCAGTCGAGAGCTCATCAGCGGTATATGAGCGGATAATCTTTTCGATACTCGCTGTGGCTATCGGTGATGCCTGACCTGAACCGATTATGTATATCGATGGCGCTCCGGTTGCAGGGTGGCTGATAAAGGCGTAGGAATCAGCAAATGGCGTCTTGCAGTAAGTTCCGGCGATACCCTTCTGCACCATTAATGATGGCTGTGCGACATAGATAGCAGCGCCTACCGTAGTTGTGCCAGTAAGAGAAAAATACTCAATCGTCGACGAGCCGAAGCAAACAATAAAATCACGCCACGACCCAATCCCAATGATGCCATCAGGTTGTGATTCTGCGCGATATTCAGCGCTGTACCGGTCAGGATGGGATTCATCCTCAAGGTCAGAGATGAACCATGAATCGGATCCATCTTTCGACCATGCATAGCGACCGCGCAAGCGGGTGATGTCTCTGGCTGAACCTAATTCGTACTGAGTGAAGTCAGAATCAGCCGGCCAGTTATCGATGGTCTTGGTAGTTCCGTCATAGCGATATTCAATCACCGAACCGTTAACGCATACAGCCTGTGATGTGCGGCCAAACGCCATGGAAACTCGACCACTACCAGCAACATCACCAACTTCACTCTGAGACTTATAGAGCTTACTTCCCAAAACGCGATACACGGCATTCTGAGCAGTGTTGTAGATAACTCCACGTGATACACCGTTAACATCACTTCGCTTTGCTATACCCGGGAAGGATCGCAAATAGCCATTGCTGTTTAGCACCTCTTTGGGCGTAGCCAGCATGTTCACCGGGAGATAGTCGATATAGTCGGCGTTCTTGAAGTCTTTACCCAGCCCCTTCATCAGAGGGAGTTGTTGAATCGGCATTCTGCTCTCCGGGGAAATAATGCCATTCGTTCAGATTGGCGAAACTGTTTCCGCTGCCAGTTGGCATGCGTGATGGGTAAGGCGCCCTTTTAGCTCTGGCGATGGCGGTTTGCTTATAGAGAAGCTCCTTCCCATATTTAGCGGTGGCGACAATTTTAGCGGTAGCTTCAAGCGCATAATCCGGGGCAATTCTGCAGGCCAGATTGTGGAATACTGCGCTGATTGCGCTTGAGCGAAGCCCGTGGTCGTCACCTTCTGCGGGAGGATTTTCATCATCGGAGAATAAATATCCAGTGATGATGCCTTTTCCGTCTTGATACCACTCAGCCATCATCGCTTCCAGATCATCAACGGCATCCTGAATAGACTGAGGCTCTACATCGGTAAGGGTTGCATCTGATGCCACCCCAAGCTTACGAAGCGCCGCTCTGACCAGATCGCCTTTAGTCTTTATCTGCATCGCTTAACGCCTTAGGCTTGCGGCCTTTGCGTGGTCTGGCATCGCCATCGCCAACATGCAATAGCTTTGACGGATGATCAAGCCAGCCATCATTGATATGTTCCGAAAGCTCGTCGGAGTCGATGACCTTCATGTGAGCCATTACGCCCCACACATTTACGCTTCCACCGGGCTTATAGATTGCTTTTTTCATTACCACCCCACAATAAAAGGGGCCGAAGCCCCTATTGGTTGCGCAGTCATTTACGCGGTTTGTCCGGGCAGGCCTACACCGATTGCCTCCGGTCGCGTGGCGTTCACGCCATACCAAAGCGCAATACGGCACAGGCCGGACAGGGTTGAGATATCGCCCTGAGTAGCGAAGATGCCGTTAAGGCCAACATCCGGGATGCTGAATGAGGTGGTTTTCATGCCTGCAAACAGTTCGTGGTTGGCCGGAATGGGCTGAGACACGATTCGGATAGCGTCGTCAGCCCAGAACACGTTAGTGCGTGCATCTTTAACGTTCAGGATATTCACCGCCATTGCATCTGCCAGCGAGGTGTTAACGTTGGCGTATGCGCGCTGTTCAGGCGAAAGGGAAACATCATCCAGAGCCACCGGCTTCGGAGTGATTTCAACGTGAGTACCGTCAACAACGCGAACCACGGAGAAAGTCGCGTCCTGCGCCAGAACGTTCTTAGCCATCTGACCAAGAAACTTAACGCCAGCAAACGAAATTTTGTCGCCGCGTTTCAGCCCGGTGGTTGCGGACAGGGTTACAGTGGCGAAACGGTTATCAACGTTAACTTTGTTGCCATCGTTATCCAGTTGCCATGCGACCGGCTTGAATGATTGAGCGCCGGATACAGTAATGTCAGTTGCGGTAGATGCAGTCAGAACCGGTAACTTTGGAGAGCGAAGTACATCATCGAAGCCGGCAACCTGACGCTGAATAGTACCGTCACGGTATGCTTCCTCAGGGATTCGCCCAAAGATGTCGCGCTTTGTCAGGTCGTAACCGGCTTTTTTGTAGTCCTGAGGGTTGAAGAAATACGATGTCCCCATGTCGCGGTTAAGCTCACGGGAGAACATCAGTTCTTCAGCATCAGCAACAAAGTTCCATGCGTCTGCGGTGTTTGTGCCGATAGCGTCCGGAGATGTAATAACCAGAGAACCCATCTCGGCGGCCATGTTTGCGACTTTCAACTCGACGTTGTTGGCCAGCTTGCGGGCTGCTGACTGGATGCGGTGGCGATACGCAGTCTCATCGCGTAAATCATCAGCTCGCAACTGGAAGAAGTCGTTATCCGGCTCGCCCATGTTTACTGCGACGTTAAGCTCCAGAATGCCGGTTGCGTCGCCAGTTAAATCCCACCCCTCCTGAGTCGGGGACTCCTGCTCCACGGGCATCCAGATGGTGTTGCTGGAGCGCTGCATGGATGCTGCCGGCGGGGTGTATTTCTTGGCTTTCTGCGCCATTGGGGTGATTGCGGAGATGGTTTCGATGATCTCATCTACCGCCAGTGTAACAATTTGACCTTCGTTCAAAGCCATTATCGGATTCCTTTAAGTTTTGCCTTTAGTTTGCGGTAGGTTTCCACATCACCCTTACTAGCAGCAGCATCCATCTGTTTACGGATTGCGTCTTTGTTAGCAGCTGACACATCACCGGTAATTGGTTGGTCAGCAGGCGGGGCGGAAGAGATTTGTTTACCGCGAGGCTTGAGAGTTAAGCGTTCGGATAGTCGAGTGAGTTCAATCAGTGCGGACTGCCCGTCCATCACCAGTAACTGGCGGGCTTTCTCAGGATTTGCACCCAGGTGGTACATGAGCGCGGCGGACTTCTCCGGGAATAGACGCATAATGTCGGCCCCGACAGCAGGCGGAACCAGTTGCATGAACGCGTCTTCCTTTTCCTGGTAATCATGGATGTTGAGTTTTTCCGCTGCATCATAGTGTTTACGGGCAGCTTCGACGTATTGCACTGATTGCTGGGTAAACTCCTGAGTCTTTCTCCCTTGCTCTGCCACTGCATTGCTGCGAGCATCTTGTGCTTTCATTAGCCATTCGGTGTTGGCGGCATTGAAAGCAGCAAGTGCGCGGCTATTGTCGTAGTCATATTTGGCCAGGCCTTCCTCTGACAGGTAGGCGTTAATATCCGGCTGGGGTGGAAGGTCAGGATTTACCCGTAAACTCTCCGGCAATTCTCCGCGGTTAACCGCTTCCATCTGCTGCTCAAGCTCACGCTGACGTTTGCGCTCGATGCGGCGGCGGGCGAATTCTGCGTTCTTTGCCGGGTCTTGTTTTGGTGCTAGCTCATCGTCCTTCAGGACAATCTCAAAGCCCTCTTCCTGACCTGCATTGTCGTTGGCATTATCGACAACTAAACTATCAGCAGATGCCGCTGCATGATCGCCGGACAGGGTTAAGTCTTCAGTTGCCTGAATTTCGGTGGTTGGATCCATGATTAACTCTCTCTTATTGAGGTGTCTCGGCTACACTGCCGGAAGGTTGATTTTGTCTCTGCGATTGCAGGATATTGGCAATGTCCATCCGCTGCTTGTGCGTCTGTTCATCGCCTTTAAGGAGTAACTCAGCATTTGCACGAGCGTCTTCGCTGCGGTCCTGCTGGAATGAGGCAACGGTTTTAAGGAACTCTCTAAACTCAGATTGTTTATTGAGGTCCATGTTGTTGAATATTTCTGCGATTTTCGCTGCGTTGAGCTGGCTCTGTGCCTCAACCTTAGCGGCGTCGATTTGCAGCGAAAGCGTCTGGTTCTGAGCTTTAGCCAGTTCAGCCTGCCCCTGCAGGAGTACGCCCTGAGCCTGAACCATTGCCGGGTCTTGTTGACCTTGTTTGGCTTGTTGCGCCTCTACTAACCATTGCTGCTCTTCGGGCGTTTCTGGCTTCTTAACGCCCATCTGAATAAGCTGCTTGTTGGCATAGTCACGCATCATCTCAACACCTTTACCATCAAGCAGGGTGAAGTACTGAAGCAACAGCAGTTGATATTCTGGCGTTCCCTGTGGCGTCTTGCCGAGCAACTCAAGAATTTCTGCGCGGTTTTGCTGCTTCATGGACTGGAATGATGGCCCAACATCCGTGTAGCACTCATAGCGCCCCCTGATATCGTTCAGTACCTGTCGCTCACCAGTGGCAAGGTCAACAACCTCAGCCATTAGCTGAACCTCTTTTTCACTGCCATCCTCAAGGGTGATTGTCACGCTGCGAGGAACATCGTAGATGTCGTTAACTATCGACTGGTAAATCTCGCCGTCACGGCGCATAGCGGTAGCCAGATTATCCTGAAACACGTATGTCTCAAGGTCAGCCCGCATATTGAGTTGGTTTACGGTATCGAATGCAACCTGATTACCATTAACCGACCCAGCATCTACGCCAAGAGTGGCAACCTCTTTTACTGCGCTGGTTGCAGCTTCCAGCATATAGGCATTGGCCTGTGGAACTTCCGGATTTTCATAGTATGCCAGCGGCTGAGTTGGCATTTCTCCGTTGTTCTCATCCGTGCGATTGAGCAGGTAATACGGGTAATCGTCGTTACCATCATACATATGCTCAAAGCCTGCAATCTGTTCAGGCCAGAAGAACGGCTTCTTCTTCGGAGTTCGGGCCACGATGTCGGCGTTGAACGACATAATCATGTTGCGCAGGCGCTGACCGTCCTTCGTCAGGCGGACGACGCCCTCATACACTTCTTTGTCTTCAACGAAGCCCCACTCTCCGAATACCGGAACAATGGGGATATGTTCGCCAGCAATGAGCTGCTTGTCTTTGAGTACAGCAGTGCAGGTGATAATCGATTTGTATACCCGGCGACGCTTAATCTGGCGCTCTGCAATTTTGATAAATCCACTATCAGCCAGGTCATCGATGACGTCTTTAATATCGCGCTTAAAGTAGCTTACCGGCTCACCCGTAACCGGGTCTTGGTAGATAAACGCCGTCTCTTTCTTCTCGACCACTTCGTAAAACTCAGCGATCTGAATTGTGTCCTGCGTTAGCCAGGGGAATACCCAATCATTGGGGTTCTGGAATGATGGAATTTCATCAGCATCGAGATCGTACTTTTCTGCGAAATCCTCCCAGCCATTCTGGCTCATTGAGTGGATTACAGTGCAGTGACGAGCGTCAGATTTGTCCATCAGTTTGCTGTTGCTGTCCCAGATAACATGGGAGCAAGCGCTATGGATAGGTTCTCGACGGATAACCTGATTGTTGCTAGTCGGGCTTTGGTCTTCGTAGTCAGTAACAAGACGCCACGCACCTACGCCAGCCTCAATCTGCTCACGTACTGCGATGTTCACAGCTATTTTTGCTGTGTTATGCCGCATGTCTGTGCGATACATCCCCATCAGTACATCTGCAGAATCAGGGCTCGCCCCGTCCTTTGGGCGATACAGAACATCAATAGGGTTCTGACGCATCTCAGATACGAGCTTGCGCACCACTGGGCGAACCACATCGAACTGCCCACGATATTGCAGGGTTGTGTATTGTGATAACCAGTCATCCCATTGAGAGACGCGGGAGAAGAAGAGATCGTTCTTTGCCTCCCTTCTGGCTTCGTCGCTGGCTGTCCAGTCCGCATCAAAGCGCGACAGGATGCTCTCCAGCCTGTTTTCATTGTCGGCCATTATCGTCCTCTGCGTACTGGTTTAATCGGGGCGGGGATTTTTTTCTCTTTAACCACGCCTATTTCGCCATAGCGTTTTGCATATCGGCGCATCATGTAGGCGTATCTGGTGGCATCGAGCAGGTCGTCGCGCACCTTGACGATGCGCCCACGGTCGTCGCGGTGGTAGAAGTTGAACTCCTCGAACCAATCACGTAGCCCAGCAAATACTTTGAAGCGACCTGTATTCATCAGGTCATGCAGTTCGAATAATCCAGGTTCTACAGAGCGAGACCCATCAGTCCATTGGGCTGGTTCTGGTAGCATAAGGAATCCGGCATCTTTGTAATACTCGCGCTGTTGCAGACCGCTACCCTTCTCCGTCTGCAATCCATCCTGAGGCCATGCCGTAGGAACCTTATTAGCCCAAGCCTTAGTTGCGCCCCACGCCTCTGCTGGAGATGTCTTGCTGGCCTTCCATGCCTTGGTGACGTAGAAGGTTTCAGTCTCCATATCAATTGCCAGTTGAATACGGCTCTGCGGGTGATCCCAACCAAAGTCCATGCCATCGATAACCATGTAATGCTTCGGTATCGGGAATGGCTCACAAGTAATCGTCTCTTCGCTGAAATCGAATATGCGACCGTGACCAAGCATCGGAATACCCTTAGTGCGCATATCCCTCTGGTGCGGAGGGAATGACTCAAGCAGGCTTTTCTTTGTTTCTTCCGTCAGATGAGGCGCATCATCCCAACCTACATTCATACAGAACTGTGAATCAGCAGGTGTATCGAGCAACTGGATCACCAGTTCAGTGCGTCCGTTTTCTGGAGTGAATGTCAGGATGCCGCGACCGCCATTTCCACGGTCACCGGTTGCTGTACGTGTTAATACCTGCGGATAAATTGTTGGGTCTTCTGGCTCTTCATCGATGTGAAACCAGTCGATGTCATCTCCCATCAGTGCATGCTGACCCTGTGTGTATGACCAGAACTGTATTTTGCTCAGGTCACCGCTGCTATGACGAATATATGCAGAGCGTACGGCATTAGGCGTTCCGGTCATTGGTTCGGTGGAAACAATCCTGTCCGGTGGTATCAGGCCACCAGTGAATTCGCCGTTAACCTTCTTTCCGATAATGGCGGCTTGAAGCAGATCTCGGCACTTCTCACCCGAGTAACCAAGGCACCACATTAACGGGGCATGATCGAAGCGATGGCCAGCCCATCCATCAGGGTATTCGCCAAGCAGATGGACAGCGTCGATATAAGTTGCGGTATCAGTCTTTCCGACTCGGTTAGCCGCGATGAGGGCGCACTGGCGATATTCGGCTGTTGCCGCGATGAACTTGCGTTGCCATTCGTATCGAGTGTCATAGTATCCGCGGTAGCGATAGACAAACTCTCTACGCTTCTTTTCTTCCAGGAGCTTTACCAGCTCAATCTTCTGCTCCCGGCTGAGATTGTGCATTAGTGAGCTCCATTAACTTGCGGTCCAATTCTTCATCAGACAGGTCGGTGATAGTGATTTTCTGCTCGTGCTGAATGCGATCACCAAACCGACGCGTTGCAACCTTTGATGCATACCATTTACGCGCATCAACTTGCAGGCGCGCCTTTGCAACAGCTGCTGATTCTTCTGATGATGAGTCTGCATACATGATGATGTCTTCAGCCATAATTTCAGCCTGAATCTCTCGTGCGCGTGCGTATTGCTCGTGAAACTCAGGATGCTTATGAAGCCATGACAACACTGTCGCCATGTGAGGTATTTCATCTCTCAGGCAAATTGCTCTCAGGCTCTCACCTTCCATTAACAGGTTGCATATCCGCTCGGCTAATTCAGGTGAGTAGACTGAAGGGCGTCCAATCTTCCTTTCTTCAGTCGCCATATCTGTTTCCTCGTTAATCATTATCAAGCCCACCCGTAGATGAGCTTTGTAATGAGTTACGCCCCAGCAGTTGTGGTGATAGTGATGTTGCCACTACCGTCAAACGAGGCTGAACCGGTCACTGCGCCGGTCAATGTGATAGTGCGAGCCGTTGCCAGTTTTGCTGCAGTGTCAGCCGCTCCCGCAGTAGCAGGCTTTGCGTTACCGGCCATCGCGGTAGTTGCAGTGGTCCCAATGGTCGGAGGGAATGTTGTCGGCTTGCCTTCGATATCACCCCAGCTAACAGTTTCTCCGCCACCTGCTGAATACTCAGCTTCGAAATCCGCCTTACTCAAGTACAGCAGCTCGCCGTACTGGCTACGGAACAGGTATCCACCAACCTGCGGCTTGAACACACTCACGAATTGCGCAGACATGTATTGCTCAGCGTATGCGCCGTCGAATTCTGCGTTTGCACTCCCGTCATTAGCGTATTTAATAGCTTTGATCGGAAGAGCAGACACATATACACCGCCAGCGTCTTTGTAGAGAGGCCATGATGGTGTGAAATTTGGATTTGCCATTACTTAGCTCCTTTCTTTTTCTTCTTGCCGGCCTTGCTCATAGCAATGGCGATAGCCTGGTCTTTTGGTTTACCGGCTTTGATTTCGGTTGCGATGTTTTCACCTATAACCTTTTTGGATTTACCCTTCTTTAGCGGCATTTAGTGGCTCCAGATGGTTAGATGTAATTGGACGAGATAACCAGGAAGCCTATAGACACGACAGCAACAATCACCGCAGCGATGATGTGCAGAGCGTGATAGATAAACTCGATTAACTTGTCTTTGAATGGTGGCTTGCAGACTGGGTGGTTGAGAACGTCATCACGTATGAGAGACATTCCATAGAGCAGAGTTATTTCTCGCTCTCGTTTTTTCATACATCACCTCAGACATTGAGTGCGAATGTATTCCTGCAGCGCTTTCAGTGCTGTTTGGTCGCTGATGATCCCGGATCTGATACCGAGAACGTTTCGTCCAGCAACTGAAGAGAGTTCGACGGTGGCATCATCGCCCATGCTGGCGGAGTCGGCGGTTTGGGTTGCGGCTGGCTCTGGACATTTTCCTTTGACGAGCACCCGACCACCATTATCAAGCTTGCGCTGCAGAACAGCATTTTCAGCTTTAGCATCTGCCAGTTCCTGTGTGTATTTGGCATCCAGTGCGGCAACATCGCGCTGCCTGACTGTCATGTCGGTGATGGTGGCATTAGCAAGATTCAACGCTTGAGTTTTCTCATCGCGCTGCTTCTTATATTCGATGGCGTTGTCACGATAGTGATTTACAGCCCAACCAAGTGAGACAACGATGCAGGCGATTACGGCAATGATGATTGCTGTTAGTCTGCTCATAGCAGAATTACTCCGACAAACAAGAACCACCCCCACCCATCATGACCATTAGCTGCAATAAAACCCGCTGCCACCATGCAAATTGCTGAAGGGAGATATTTCATTTCTGGCTCCAGGTGCAAACCTCGTACTCAACGTCGCGTCGGTTCATCAGGCCTTTCCATTTCTTTCCACCTGCATATACCCATCTCTTAAGCTCTGAGCATGCCCCGTAGTAATCTTTAGAGTTGAGTTTCTTCAACAGGGTTGAGTTGATGGTTGCTGTGGAGCCGACGTTGTAAGCGAAGCTATATATTGCAGCTCGCTGTGTTTCAGTGGTCGGCACTTTGATATGCGGATCAACTTGTGCAGCAATTCGCGTCATATCTTTACGCGTCAACGCATCACATTCTTTGTCTGAGTAATATTTACCCCAGACAATATCTCTTCCTGTATGCCCATCACAAACGGTGGCAATGCCAACAACATCTTTGTATGGATAATGTTCTCGACCTTCCAGTCCTGACTTACCGGAAACCATGATGGTCGCGATACCAATAGCACCGGTACCGAGAGCTGCAACAATGCTATTTCGTAGTGCCGGGGACATTGCCATTCAATCTGTCCTCGCGCTCTTTGCGCTTGTAGTACCAATTGATGCCGAATGTGCCGACAGTACAAAGAATACCTACGATGAGAGCCCAGTCGTTAAGGGAGAGAACTCCGCCCATTGCAGTCAGTCCTCCAAACCAGTAACTGAACCATTCTCTGATTTTGTCCATGCGGTACATGCCTACCCCCAGGGTAATGGGGATCTGTTCAAATTAGGAATTATGGATATGGTCGCTTGAACAAATCCGGGTTACGGTTGATTTGTAACAGGATTGCTCGTGACCGCACTCATGAGTGTTCCGGGCATGGATTGCGCCAACAATACATGCCGCTCATATCACGAAGCCCAGCCATAGATGCTGGGTTTTTCTTTTTTAAAGCGCACTAGACCACCGTAGCCACAGAATGTCAGCAATGAGTTGGCTAGGTCTGGTTCTTGGTGGAAGTACGCTTTAAAAAATGGGCGGTTGTAGCCCAAAATACTTAGGGAATGGTAAGGATGAACAACGGTTTTGCTCTGGGTGGATTCTGTAATCTGGCTCAGGACTCTCGCGTATGAGTGTCAACGTGTCGTGCAGCACGCATTAACTCAAAAGTCCTGACCATATTGCAGAAACGGAAAAGCCCCACGGAATCCGCAGGGCTTTCGCCTTATTAAGCCAGTATGCCAATCCTAAATATTATCGGCGACCGGGTAATAAGGACTTTCTTTCAAATCCACCGTAACATCAGACGGATTTCTAGTGTTAGAACTCAGATTAGTCCATTTTTCCGCGATAGTAAAGTGTTATTTCTACCAATGCGTGTATTGGTAGAAAAATTTTCTTCACATGGTCACTTTCGCAATAACATTATCTGCAAACGCCTCCTCTTTGTGGCATTCAGTTACCAGTGATTCAAAGAATGGCTGAAGGTGATCATATGCAAAGGTTTTCTTCACATTCCACGCGGTCTGCACACCTTCAAGGACGGTCGAGAACTTGAGTCTGCGATATCTGCGCCCTGAGCATTTATCGCAGGTTTTCCAGACCGGGATGCCACCCATTTCTTTTGTCTTTTCCTGGTCAACAACCTTTCCTTTTCCGTGGCATCGGCAGGCATTGCTGAGAACCCTTTTCCCTTTGCAAGATGGGCATTGCACCTTTTCGATATCTCGCTGTTCACGGTATATCTGATAGGCTGAAGGTCGAATCGTCTTATCTCCCATCTGCAATGCAGCTTTGACGAATCTCTTTTCCTTTGATGGCGTGTAGGTCTTGGTGCTGAACACCTCGGTGTCTATAAATCCTTCACCATTGCAGCAGTCGCATTTCCGTACGCTAGCTGCACTACGTGAATAATCCTGAAAAGCGAAAGTTGCGAGTATTTGCAATACCCGTTGTTTAATATCTTCCTGTAGTCCATCAAATGCCTTTGTGCGTCCTGCCAGACGCTTTGAAATTTCATATACACCCATGACCGCTTTATCTGGCGAACTGATTCCAATCTTTGCCAGATAAAGCTCAATACCGATTCCGCATTGAGATTCTGCCAAACCTAATGCGGCCATCACTCCACTGATGTCTAGCGAGTCTGTTGCGGTTGCTCGCGGGGAGTCGCTGAACATTGGTGATTTAGGTGAAAAAAACCTGCCTATTGATTCGATTCTCATTCGTCAATTCCCCATTCTTTCCATGCTGCTTTCGTTCTGGATTTAATACGGAGGCATGCTCTGTGCGCCCGCATGGCTTTTCTTGCTGAGTAATTTGCATAGAGCCACAAAATTCTGAACGCAGCGCATACCCATACGAACCCAAAAAGCATTGAGCAAACTAAGCCGATAAATGCCAATAGATAAATCGTCATATCTGAAGGGATCATCTAAGCTGCCTCCGGATCGTGGTCTGGCTTGTTAGTGCTTAGTCGGTTACGCACTTCCCGCAGTTGATCACGAACATACTGCACCTGCTCGGTATGCATATCGCGCTGACGCTGCCATTTGACTGCTTGGATATCAGTTACGTTATTCATGCCGCGTTCTCCATAAGACGCTTGCGTAGCTTTTCGTAATGACGAGCCCGGCGTGTGAATATCGCCTTAACTCTTTTCAGATAATCAATGCTGAATTTCCTGACCTTGTTGTCGTTCTCAATGCGATCGACAATCTCAGGCCCGTACTTCTCAATGAGGTTTATTCGGTAGGGGATGATGTTTCCGGATAGTTGTCTGTTGCAGCGAACACAGCTTGAGTTGTTGTTAAATACATTGAAGCGTAACCATGGTGCCGCCCCCCTTGAGCGATAATGGCTTGCATCCACTGCGCCTCCGCGAACGCCGTAATTAAGTTGGCATCCGCATGAAATGCACCTGTTTCCGTAATCCCTCCAGAATATAAACTTATTAACCGCAGCCTGAGCCTCTCTGTTCCACTCTGATTTCCCTTTGAGCCTTTCCCTTCTCTCTTTAAGTTCGATGCGCTGTAGTCTCTCCTGCTTGCGAATTTCACGCATAGCTAATCTCTCGTCGGTTAGACGATTGAATTCGAGAGCACATTTGTAGTTGTGACAAACTTTCTGAAGAGAACTTCGAGGGATGTATTCAGTTGAGCAGATGGGGCAGGTTTTAGGCTTCGGCGTTTTGCCTTTAGCCATTTAATACTCCAGTTCAGTATCGTTTTTCAGTTCATGACTTTTGCAGAAGCTTTGCCAGCTCTTCTCAATTTGCTTGTTGCCAAATTTCACGCGGCAACTCTTAGCGTTTTTAATAGCCATAAATGAGCGCTTACCCTGAGGAAGTTCAGCGCGGAATACCTCAGCTACAGGAACGAGTACAAAATACAAATACTCGGCACTATTTGATGCATTACTCATCATCTTCCTCCGTCATAAATCCGTTAGGGTCGCGATACGCTATTGCCAGTGATGCACATTCTTCACAGCAATGAACCTCGCCATCTGATAGCTCTTTCGTGCATCCAGCGCACAACGTTCGGCGCACGCTCTGCCGCTCGTAGGATTGAGCTTGCTGAGAACTAAGCACCTTTCCTCCTTGCTCTGGTTCTGAGCCAGCGCATATCCCACAGATGAGCCGTGTAATTGAAAGTTGATACGTCTGATTCTGTGGGGATGGCTTTCTTTCTGGATTTACTGCGCTTGGTGGGAGTGAATATGAGGCTGTCTAAAATTATCTGTGTGGGGCTTCGTCGATTCATATCACCTCAGAAAAATGACTGTAATCGGTTGAGGATTGTCGGGTCGGTAGTCCCGGCGAATACGTGCTTTATGGCGGCGTTAATCAGCGCCTTATAAACCCTCTCGAATTTCTCCTGCTCCATGCTGGCGTAAGAAAGGCTTTGAGCCTCTGTCCTGACTTCACCGTTTAACCTCACCGTCTGCACGTAAAAGCCAGCCAGTATTGTCAGGTCCTTGCGGAACCGGTCGAACTGGCTGTGCTCGTCCATGTGCTCAAGCCCCGCCCTGTTTGCGCACCAATGAGCAAAACAGAAGCCAAAGAAGGCCATCACCTTTCGATGAAAAGCGGGGTTTCTGGTGAGTTTGATTTCGGCTATGTAGGTTTCGCCGTTTTTGAATCGCTGGAGTCGTTCGAGGTCTGTTTCGTTTGCTGGAGAGAATACGCCGCCCGGGTGTTTAACCAGGTCGATTTGCAATAACTACCTCCTGCGCGGCTTTGCGTTCTGCTGGGGATTTAGGCATCTTTACTCCCAATAATCACATGCAAAATTGGCCTGGAATAGTCTCGTGGAGGATGCTCAAGCGCCTCGTCCGCGCCGCAGCCACTACCAAGCATGTAGGCTCTATGCATATACCAGCCAGCGTTATTTGGGTTTTGCTCAATACGGGAAGCCAATTCTTGCAAGATGATATAATCATAATCAATCCTGTCCATTTACCACCTCCTGCGGGGCGGCTGGCAATTCCATCCAGTGGGTTACCAGCACGTGCTCTATGCAGCATGCTGCTGGCGCCTCAAGTCTGTCGAAAAACAGCCCTGAGTGCTTATCGAAGAATGAAACAAAGCGATGCCCCATTCTGTTTATGGTGAGCACCTCCTGCTCATCTTCCGGCATCCGCTCGCTTACCGGAATCCATCCAGCCAGTTCAGCGCATATTCTGACTGTGGTTTTACAGCCTGAACATTCGCAACCTGGTCGATACCCATGGTCAATTGGGCTTTGCGCCGGAGA